TTGTTTGAACTACTAGCGTTAGCGGCACGAAGCAACACAACCCTTGCATAGTAGCCCGTAGGTACTGTATAGAGGGTAGTGTTTGTTGTTGCTGTTAAATTTGCGCCAACTGATAATGCTCTCATTTCGCTTTTGCCTTGTTCCTTGCGGATATAGCTTGAGCTTTTGCCTTTGCATCTGCCTTAGAGGAAACCCCCCATTGGCGTAATGAAAGAAGCAGTCTTGTTGGTTCACCATCCTTGTACTCTGCACCGCTGTTACCAGCCATACGAGCCAAGAAACTTGCCCTGCGAGGGTTATCCCCCGACTTTACTGGAGGCTTCAAGTTACCACCAGTTTCCGCATTATAAGATGATCTACCCTTGGCATTCAAGCCGCCTTTTGGATTTTGACCAGCTTTTGTTTGCCAAGTGGGTGTTTTCATCTACTTCACCTTTTTAGGCTTCTTTGCAGTCTTTGCCGCTTGCTTGAAGTCAGCAGCAGTAGGTGCGGCTTTAGACCCTACCTTGTTCATCTTCTCGCCAGAACCCGCTTTGATACGAGCCTGTTTTGCATGAATGTTGCTATAAAGTCCAGTTTTCATTACTTTCCCTTTCATTGCGATTTCGTGTAAACTATAGCCATTGAAACTAATTGCTATTGCACTATGGAAAACATCAATTGTCTTGGTTGCGGGAACTTATTTAAACCAAAAAAATCTAAAACAAAATGTTGCTCAAGATCATGTTCTGGTAAATATGTTGCATCAATTGTAGGCAAAGTTCGTGCAAAAAAACGCATGAATGGCTCCATGTTAAGTTGTCAACATTGTTCTGTTGAATTTTATGTTCCCAAGTACAGAATTGAAACCGCAAAATTTTGTTCTCGCAGATGTCTTGGATTGGCTCATCCTGAAATTTCTTTGAAAGCTAGGACAAATAGTCCAATTATGAAAAGAGCAGGACTTAAAGAATCTAAAAAATATGTTGTTATTACAATCAATGGAAAACAAATAAGAGAACACCGATATGTTATGGAGCAACATCTTGGAAGAAAACTTGAGTCTTATGAGCATATTCATCACATCAATGGAAATCCAACAGATAATACAATTGAGAACTTGCAAGTTTTGACAAACTCTGAACACCAAAAACTAGAACTCAGCTTTTTTTCTTCTTTGTTGGTTTAGACATACCCGCAGAATTTAATGCAATCGCAACTGCTTGACGAGAATTCTTCACAACCTTGCCAGTTTTAGAGCCAGAGTGCAATTCACCCTTGCCATACTCAGTCATAACCTTGCTAATCTTCTTTTGGGCTTTGGTTTTCATTACTTACCTCGACTAGATTTCTTCATCATGTTAGTAGCAGTCCGACCGCCACGCATAGGCAGACCCTTTGGTTTGCCAACCGCAACCATAATGGTCACAGGAACGCCCTTTTTATTGCCTTTGCTTGCAGTTTCTTTGGCCTTACCACCCATCATTTTTCCATACATAGTGTTCTCCTTATTTCCACAGCTTATCAGCAATAAAAGTAATGATACCGCCCATGATTGAGGCAATAGTCATCCCCATCCAAAAACCACCTTTGCCTTTGTTTGCTAGTTCAAGCAAGGCTTTTACATCGGTACTCAATTGAGTTACCTGACCATGCAGAGTCTCTACTTGAGCCTCTAACCGACCAAAATCACGAGCATCTATCTCAGACATTTGCTACCTTTCGGGGTCTACCCATACGCTTAATCGTTGGAATTACAGGCGCAAATGCGGTATCTGTTCTAGTCTCTGATTCTACAATCTATGGTTACTTCTGGCTCGTCTATCCTTACATATCCTTGATGACCCTTCATAGAATCAATATCATGCTGATATGTAAAAGTTACAGTGTTACCTGACTGAAGACAGCGAAAAGTAGCCATAAAACCCTTAAATGAGAAAGGGGGGACTAGCCCCCCTTGTCTTTACACCGTACGAACAACCACGCATCGAACTGTTGTGGATGCCAAATCCAATGTGCCACCTGACTCGTTTTGAAAACGAATAGACACTACATTAGCTGCTGAAACGTAAGGAGTAACAGAGATGCCTGAAACATCTACGCCCAAACTTACATTCATTACAATATCTCCCAATTTAACTCCGGGAACGGCTATTGTGTTTGTCTCGCCAACACCATCTCCAAGAGATGATGCGTCTAAAGTCGCTGTAACTGACCAAGTATCAGAAAACAAGCCACGAAATTGGTCATTTCCACGGCGGGAAGTGACTGCTGTTGCTGCTGCCATTTTGATTTCTCCTAATTAGGTTAAAAAAGTCCCCCTACCCCTATTGCTAGAGATAGGAGGGACAACTGCAATTAGCTAGGAACAACCAAAGCAAACATAGCAGAAGACTTAGCCGCACCAACTGTAGCGGCACTACGCAAGGCGGCTACGCCATACAGAGTGTCACTTGTGAACAGTGTGGCAAGGTATTCTTGCTTGTATTGCACTTGTGAACGAACAGCAACTTGCTCAACCAAAACCATAGCGTCTTTGTGACCCATCAAGCAAACACGGGCAATTGCAGTACCGCTAGTAGGATAAGCGGCTGTAGCAGATGCTGAATCAGCGTTGCTGGAAGTGAACACAGGGATACCATACAGGTTACCGATTTCACCATTGCGAATAGCATCGCCATTACCGACAAATGCTTGTTCGGTGTAGCGAGCCAAACCCATCAGGGTGTTGCGGCTTGAGGGAGGGATCAGGAAGAAACGATTGTCCATAGGAGTATCGTTGTCATCCAAACGCTGAATAGTGCGGCGAATTGACGCATCAGTCAGAGCAGAAGCATTACCAGTATTGGTGTTTGCTGTGTAGTCAAAGGTAGTTGTACCGTCACCACCAATGTAAGCAGTGTCGTAACGTGCGCCAGCAGTGCCGCCGTTTGCAACACGACCCAATTGCACCAAGTCAGTGTCAACTTGACGAGCCAAAGCATAACCAGCATCAGAAGTGTAGAACTGACGCATAGAGTTCAATGCTTGTGCTTCGACAATATCTTCAATCAAGCGAGAATATTCATAATGCTTGTTGATAGAAATGTCAATGATTGACTCAGTTGCTGCAATCAAAGTGACTGCTGTTTCTGCGGCTTTTGCAGAAGCTGAACCACGGGTAGGGGTAGGAATGTGAACAGTGTCACCTTTCTTGCCCTTGAAGTTCATCCGCATAACTAAGTTCGCAAGAACCAAGTTTTTCTTATAAGCCGCAACGATTTCGTCTGACCAAATTTCAGGGATGAAATTAGCCGCTGTGGTTACCGTTACCGATCCTGTGGGGGAAAATGCTGTTGCCATTTGTGTACTCCAATAAAATCAAAAGTTAAATTATTTGACCCTACCCTCTTGATACGCTTGCATGATTTCATCACTCAAGGCATCGTAACGGTTTGGATCAGTCATCTTCAGCCGAATAAGGTCTGCCCTGCGATAGAATCTCTTTCCAGACTCCCCACTGCCACCTACATCAACACCCGCTGCTTTAAGGTTTGACTTGCGCTGAGTTTCCCCTGCATCATTAGTCTGTTTAGCCTTAACGCCACGCAATTGTTTATAGGTACTCAACAATTCATTAGCACTATCGTAATCAAACTCACCATCAGCTTTTGCATACAAACCAAGTCGAATAGGTGAAGATTTCACCCAATTTACAAAGTCTGCATCTTGAGCAATCTGACCAAAATCAGGATGCTCTTGCGCCAGCTTTTGTTGAATCTGCATCTTTCTGAACTCTTGACCAGCTTGTCTAGCCGCAAGTACATCAGGATGGTTATCAACAGTCCTACGAACCGCTGCCTGTGGATTCTCAAAAAAATCTACTTCAGGTTCTTCCTCTTTAATAGGTTGAGCCTTAGAAGATAAGTTCTGCTTGATGAGTTCATCTGCTAATTTGCGTACTTCACCAACCTCTTGAGCTTGCTTACCAATCAGCTTTTCAGCCTCTTGGTGCATTTTGATAATGTCTGACAGTTCTTTGCCCCGATACTTGTCGGGAATGTCATTACTTATCGGCTCAACAGTTGTTTCAAGTTTTTGCTTTTCAACAACATCTAACTCACTGCCTTCATCTTCATTGTCTATCAACATATTTTTCCTTTTCCTGCCACTTTTGGGTTCTAGGATTACACAACGGCATAAATGCTTATGTTGTGGTTTTACGCTCTTGCACTAACTTATCACGGTGTTTCTTATCAAATTTCATCCATGAAGATGGAAAATGACCAGACCACCCTTCCAAGTTAATGCTTGGAGCAGAGATTATGCGATTGGCTGAACCACCGCACTCACACTGAGTTGTTTGCGACTCATAATCGCAAAGTCTCTCAATTCTGTGTCCACTTTCGCAGACAAATTCAAATATTCTTTTCATTCAATTCCTCGTAGGCTCGTTCGCTGACCTCTTTCAAGGTTTTCAGCCAAGTCAAGATGGAAAGTTCACCTTTTTTGAACATCAAGGTCTTTTCATCAGGAATAACGCTTATATTATTGAGTGACTCTATCATATTGTCAATATCAATAGTTAATTCTTTCCAACCGTCCATTGACATCATGGAAAAACGGTCTTCGTAGTACTTTTGTAGTTCTGGGGTCATCCTGTCACCTCATCTGCGGGTTCTGGTGTGTTGCCTTCTGCCTTCCAAACAAGAAAGGCTTGGTAGTCGGTGTTGTCTTCCGCAAAAGGAATAAATGCTCCATCTGATGTGCGTTGCACAATCCTTGCTTCTTGTTTTGTATCGTAGTCAATAAGTTTTTTGTACATGATTAAAGCTCCGAACTTGCTGTCCAAGTAACATAAGCAGGGTCGCCAGCCCCACCTCCTGCATTTGTTGTCCCTTGCACTTCAACGCAAGTCGATTGATTATTTGCAACAGTTGTTCCAGAATAATCGGCAGAAGATGTTGTTATTTGACCTGATGCCCCACCAGAACGTGGGTTGAAAAAAGTAATGGTTGAACCAGTGGCTCTTTTAGTTACAGCATATCGCAATGGAAATCTCATTAATAATGAAGAACCTCTTGTGTTCATACCCATAAACGCAAAGTTTGAATCTCCAGCTACAGGCGCAATACCTGACGCACTTGTTTCAAAATACCTTTGACACAAAGCTAACTCAGTCCCATAAGGTCTGTAATCAAAGCTCGTTGCTGTTGAGCCTTTTTCTAGCTGTACGCCTGTGATGTAGAAAGTAGCACCGTTTGTTCCGACTACTGATGTTGCACCTGTGGCTGATAAATAAAATGTCCCAGCCCAAGCACCAGCAGTTCCGCTATAAGTAGAACCTGTACCAAGACTAAAATATATTTTCATCCCGCCAGTATTATTTGTAGCCCAAGTACCAGTTGTATCTCCAGCAATAGTTACTGAAGCGGTTGTCCAAGTGTTTGCGGAAGAAATACTATATGTAAATGGGTATGACCTGTTAGCAGCATCATTAAATATTGCACCGCCAAAAGTTCCAGTTAATGATGAATACACTTGGAATGAAAGAGTTACAGTTTTTGCATTTGCTGTTCCCCAACCCAAATCGGCAACATTGAATCCTTCAATTACCTGACCAATTCCAAAATAATCAGTTGATACAACAGAATATGCAGAAGATGAAGTAATTTTTAAACTATTTGTAAATCCAGTTGGCGCAGTAGTAGATTGTTGTGCTGTAAATTTTGACGCTTGGGTTAAAGCAGTCGTAAATCTATCAACTAAATACTGTCCGTTGGTCGGAGTAACACTCGCCCCCGCATTCCTTTGGTCAATCACCATTGCACCATTGATGATGCGGTTCTTGAAGCCTGTAATTCCATTAGTACCAGTAATTGTATTTACATAAGCAGTTGTAGCAACTTTAGTGCTGTTATCTCCAGCGGTTTGTGTAGTTGCAACGACTCCAGAATTAATAGTTGTTGTAACCGTTGCAGCACTACCAGTAGTGTTCTGATTCAAGGTAGGCACATCAGCCGCTTGAATTGTGTTCATCACTACGTTAGTACCATTACCACGCAAATATGAACCGCTAGTAACTGCACCAGCAAAAGCATTCATTGCTGATTGTGCTGTAATCTGTCCAGAGCCACCCTGAGCAAGAGTTACAGCCGCATTAGTTGTAAGAATTGTTGTTGTTGCATCAGGTAATGTGTAGGTTCTTTCTGCTGTAGTTGCGCCAGTAAACTTAGTAAACCCATTACCAGTACCACCATAGGTAGAAGCAATGATTTGAGTTAATGCAGCAGACCCATTAAAATTATTCCCATAAATTGCTCTTGGCGTTGTCAGTGTTGCCGCAGAACCAGTTGTACTTTGATTTAAAGTAGGAATGTCATTAGCAACAATAGCCCTGAATGTTGGCGCACCAGCAGACCCATTAGGTGCAGCTAAAACAAAGTTTGCAGTCTTTGATGCGTAAGGATTCTGAGTGTCACCATAACTTGCCGCTAATGAGATAACAGGGGTAGTACCACCACTTGATACAACTGGTGAAGTTCCAGTAACAGAAGTAACTGTTCCAGTCGCAGTAGACGCAATACTAATTGAACCTGCACCATTTGTAATTGATATGCCTGATCCAGCAGTTAAGGTAGTCTTAGTAAGCGTATTGCCTGTAGTGTTGCCAATAAGCAACTGTCCATCTGTATAAGACGTTTGACCTGTGCCGCCATTAGCAACTGGCAATGCCGTACCTGACAAACTAATTGCCAATGTTCCTGTTGTTGTAACGGGAGAACCAGCAATAGATAAGAATGCAGGGACTGTTGCCGCCACACTCGTAACCGTACCTGTTCCTGCGCTAACGTTGACAGTTACATCATCCCCTGAGTTTGTGGCAGTAACCGCCGCACCCACAAAGTTGATGGTCTTAACACCCGTGGAGATTGAAGTTCCCTCGTCCTTGATACCGACCGCCCCATTGGTAGACATAGTGTTAATAACTTTGATCTTCTCTGCAATGTCAGCGGATACAACCTCACCAACATTAATTTCTCGACCATCAGACAGGCTAATAATCAAAGAACCATCAAAGTCAATATTTGCATTAACTACTGATACGCCGTCTACACCATCTACACCATCAACCCCATCTCTACCAGCGTCACCCTTATCACCCTTTGCGCCATCTCTGCCTGACTTGCCATCTTTACCGTCCCGTCCATCTTTACCATCAGCACCATCACGACCATCTTGGATAGACAAAGCACGTTTTTCAATGGAGTTGCCAACCGCATCAAAGCGGTCACGAATGTCTGACTCAATCTTCTTTAGGGCTTGGACAACAAGGTCAACATTCTCGCCAATCTTCTTCTTTTGTATCTCTTTGCTTTCAGCAATTGACTTTTGTATAGACTCAAGAACAGCTAACTTCTCGTTATCTGTCATCTGGTCAAGGTTTGGCAATAAACTCATTTCAATGCTCCAGACAATTGGTCTAGAAAATCGTTCTCAACTGAACGTAGATTCTCTTGTTTGTTTGCCATCTGCAATTCAACAATCTTAGATTTATTCTTTATATCAGCTTCTTTAAGCATCAATTCAGCAATCTTAACCCTCTTATCAAACTCTTTCGAGGCTTGGTCATCCTGATTTGGCAAATTCTTAGTCATTGCCGCCATGTTTTTAGTCTGAACTTCTTGGGGCATCAACTGCGCTTCAACCATCAATTTCTGTGCTTCAGCCCTATTTTGCTCTGCTTGAGTGGTGTTTACCGCAATTTGCGCCTGTGCCGATTGCATAGCCAACTGTTGTTGTGCTTGTTGCATTTGTTGTGCTTGTGGATCAGGCTGCATCATCTCATCTAACTTAGCCATCAACTCCATGCGGTTAGACAAACTGCTGTTTCCAACGATTCCTTTAAGCAAAATAGGCAAAACAGGAGTATTTGCACCCAAAGTCTGCAACAAACCAATAAATTGTTGCTGTTCATACTCTCTGGCAATGATGCCAAGGGTTGCAGTAGGGATGAAGTTCATGTCAACAGAGGGATAACGCTCTGGATCAAACTGCATGAACCTGAAAGCAGCCTTCTTAATGAATGGAATCAGGAAATCTTCTTGGAAATTTACCAATGTTCGCTTGTATTTCTTGATGATGGATGCAACCGCCATCGACATACCGCCACCATCACGACTAGCTTGGCTAATCATGCCATTGGAGTCTAGAGTTCCTGTAGCTTGTAGCAACATTCGCTCAAAGTCTTTGGCAGTTGCAAGGTTGTTTGGGTCAGTCTGTCCAAACTTGAATGGATACAAAATCTCGCTAGGCGCACCATTGACTAGAATAGCTTTTCCGGGCTTTACCTCAAACTTCATACCACGAGGCAAGCGTGTGGCATCCATTGCCATCATGGGAGAGGTACTCAGTGCCAGTGAATCCAAGTGGCTGCGAGTCTGAGCATCAATAGCCTTTTGCATATTGAATGCTTTTTCCACCGTACCACGACCTAGCAACCTGTTTGGCACAGTATCGTCTTGATAAGACAGAACTGGCCTGTCTTTCATCATGTATGGATTTTCTTCAGCCTTTAAGAGCATTCCATCATTGGCAATCACGACAATGGCTTCAACCAAATCGGTATAGTCTTCTGCCGCTGAATTCTCAGGGAACAACTCAACAATATCCTTGTTTTCTTTCATATTGTTAAGGTACTCACGGGGAACTAACCCGTAGTAGGTCAACAAAAGAACCTTCTCATCTTGATATTGCGAGACTTCTTGGGTTGGCTCAAGGTCAGTATCTTCACCCGAAGTGCCAATATCTACTTTACGGTAGATACCACTTTCAATGCCCTGCACAACCTTATGAATTGAAACGTATTTTTCAATAGCTACCCCCATACAGTCATCAATGCTTGTACCATTAGGGTCAAACAAAAAGTTCTTGGGGTTGACAGGCATGATCTTGACAGAAATCCTGTCTCGCTCCATCACGCCAATAGCTGCCTGACCCTGCTGATTAGGAATAGGACGAGTTGAGGGAACATACTCTTTTTCAGTCTTGACAACAATCTCGCCTATGCCTGTTCCATAGATTTCAGCCATCAATTCGATCTGGTCGATAGCTTTTCTGATTTTGTCCTTCTTGAAATCTTCAGTGAGTTGATTCTTAATCATCTCAACATCAATAGGATTCCCGTTTACATCTTGGATATTGTCTTCAATGTCAAAGAAGTCGCCTTGACCAAATATGGCTTCCATGATCTCAGCGTGACGAGTCTCGACTGCTTGTTGAGTAGCAGGAGTTACGATTCGGCTGCGTTCTGACTCACGGGTTTTGTCTTCAGATGCCCACTGACCACGGAAGATACGCTCGTATTCCAGCCAATCAGGGAGGAAGTTGGTATCTCTGTAGTCACGCCACTTTGTGCAATGGTCAGTAACAAAAGCAGTCAGTTCTTTATCAGCCTCAGTAGGCTCATAAAACTCATTTTGTTCAAACTTGTCTGTTGCCATAGTGTTACCTTATTGATGAACCGATTGTATTTCCAAAAGGGTCTGTATATATAGGGGTTGTTGATTGCTGATTTAATTGCCTTGCATATAAATCACGCAAAATTGCTTGTTCTTGCGCCATTGTTGCATCGTAGTGGCTACCACCGGGGCTTGTTGCGTAGTAATCCGCTTTAGAAACAAATTTATTTGGATTTTCCATATTGCCAACTGCAAACGCAGGGGCTTCAGTAAAAGAAAATCTATAGTTTTGATATGCAGGGTCTGGATACTTTAACGGTTTTATTTTGGATAAATCAGGGTCTAATTTATACCAAGCGTCAAATAACTGTTGCTCTGCATTTGTAAAAGGTCTTCCAGTTCGTTCAGCCTCTGTACCTAGCGCTCTTACTTTATCCCGCATTACATACCTTAACGCATGAGTTAATTCATGGGGTAGTGTTATTTCAGAACTTTTTTTGTCTGCGTCTATGGTTACAGAATTTAATTCCTTATTGTACAAACCAGAAACTCCACCTTCAGGAATTTTAGAAAAGTTTATTTTAGGAAGTTGACCAGTTGAATTTAAAAGAACAGCGGCTTCATAAGCGGCAGAATCAGGCGCAAGAATTTTTTTCCATTCAGCAGGAAGCTCTTTAACCTTGTTTAATAATGATTGAAATAAACCATCTGCCATTTAAAACCCCGCAATTATGTCCATTGGTTGCCAATCATCAGAGTCATCTTCCTCAAAATAGGAAGTAACAGCCAATTGGTCAATATAAGAAAGGGCATCAGGCAAGTCATCATGCACACCTTGGGCAGGGAACATCAAGAGTTGATCTTTGAATTCGTCCCAATCTTCCTTGGAGTTCAGCACAATGCGCCCATGCTCAAACCGTCCCTGAAGTGACCAAATGATACGGTCGGTTTTTTTGCGATTACCGTGGGTCAAGTCAACTATGTGTGAATATACATTATTTTTACGCATTAAGTCACTCAAATACGGCAAAACAGCGTTTTTTAATGCTCCACGTTCAATTCCAATTGCCAAAGGACGGTATTCCCGCATCTTTATCAAAATAGTAGCCGCTGTTTCTCTGATGTCCCATCGCCCATAAGCAATCTCTTTGACAAACCATTTGCCATCATCAGTGACTTTAACAACAGCAATGGCAGTCTGATCTAGCCTTTTCTTGGAATTGGCAGCTTGTTTAGCCACTTCTTCAAACCCTGCCAGATCGACAGCAATGTAGTACGAGCCATATTCAGGTTCTTCTCCATATTTGATCCATTCTTCTTTAAAAACGTCAGAGCCAGCATTATTGAACGAGGCAAGGTATTCTTGACCAAAAGCAAAACTAGACAAGGTTTTTTTAGCCGACTCAATCTCTTGAACATCAATTAGTGGGTTATCCTTGGTCGTGAAGTGCCATGACTTCCAATCTGTGTCTTCCTCTGACATTCCAAGTTTAAAGATGTCATAGAAGAAGTTACGACCTTTGGGAGTGCCGATGAACATAGCTCTGCCCTTTTTATCAGACAAAGACGCACGAATAACTTGTTCCCATGCTTCTGGTTTGATGTCCGCAACCTCGTCAAGCACAGCGTAGGTGAGAGACACTCCTCGCAAAGTATCTGGACGATCTGCGCCTCTGACATAGATTTTTGCTCCGTTTATCAGGGTGATGTCCATGTTATTGATGTGGCTGGCTTGGATAACATCACGCCCCAACTCCATCAATACATCCCAAATAATTTGTCTTGCCTGACCATTGGTAGGCGCAACATACAGTACAGCAGAACCAGCAGTACACTGCAATCCCTCTATTAACAAGG